CCGTTGCCGGCGCTCGTCTGGATCGTCGGCTCGCGGTTGCGGGCGGCGATGGCGTCGCGCGCTTCCCGGCTAAATAGAGAGGCGATTGAAGCGACGAAGCGACCAATCTGGTCGCCAGTCTGAGTTCCGGAAAGGCCCCGATTATAGATTTGCGTGCCAAGCTCGAAGCCGGCTGAGCCGGCGGTGAGAACCCCGGCGGTACCCAGCGCGGCCGAACCAACGCCGGCCGCGGTGATGCCGCCGAACAGGCGCGTCAACAGCGGGATAGCCTTCGTCGCGGCAGCGGCCGCGGCGGCACCTTCCGCAGCAGCCGCGACGCCGCTGCTGCCACCCAGACTCGCGGGGAAATTAACCACGAATACACGCCTGACACTGCCTCCGGTAGCGGCCTCTACAGCGGCGCCCTGCGCCACGCCGGCCGCGGTAGAAACACCCTGCGCCGCGGCGCCGCCGAGGAATGGGATCCGAGACAACAGCCGGGCGCTCTGCTGGGCAACCAGCGTGCCGGTCAGCGCAATGCCGCCGATGGCCAACGCGGTGCCGCCGCTGCCCAGGCCGAGGCCGCCCGCTTCGGGCCTGTCCTGCGTGAACGAGATCAGGTTCGCCAGCGCGGAATTGATCGGCTTGGCGAATGTTTCGCCGGCTTCGCGGAGTGAGGTTTTTAGGCGTTGTGATTGGTCGACGGCGTTGTTGATAGCGTCCTGTAAATAACCACGTACAACGCCATAGGCCGATGAGATCTGTGAATTAAACCTTGATGTTGAAGAAAGAGCCGTGCCCGACAGCAGAATCCTCAAGCCTCTCTGGGTGTCCAGATCCGTCGCCCCAAATGCACGAGAAATAAACTGATCTCGGCCCCTATCCGTCGGTAGGCGTTGGTAACGCCCAGCAATCTCCTGTAGTACCTGCAGTGGGTCGCGTAATGATCCATCACGTGAGTAGAACGGCACTCCAGTAGCGCGCTGTGCATTTTGGCGGTATTGCGCGTTCGTAAAGATTCGGACTGTGGACTCAGATAACGTCCCAAGCCGCTCAGGATTACGCTCGACCTGAGAAAGCGACTCAATCAAGGCAAGAGTCTGAGTGAAGCTAAAGTTGGCCGCCTTCGCGTTCGGTCCAAGGCGAGCAAAGATGCCGCCCAAATTCTCCAATTCAGCGTTACCTAGGCGCGCAGCTTGAGTAAACTGATCCAGGATTCTGACGTTCGATTTCTGGTTCGCCAAATCAAACCCAAACGTCGACGAGGCAACCCCAAGTGCCCCAGCCAACGTTGATTCAGACGCGCCAGTGACCGCACTGGCTGGTGCGATCGCCGCGATCGTCGCCCGCGACTGCTGCACATTCAGGCCGGACTGGACCAGCGTATCCAGACCGGCAACCAGCGACTCCACCGGCCGGGCCGTATCACGCGCCAGTGTGAACAGCTCGTCGCGCAGCGCACGCACCTTGTTCGTGCCCTCGCCCGCCGTCTGGCCGATCCGGGTGAGGGTCTTGTCCAGATTGGCCGAGTCGCGCAGCGCGGTGCCGACCACGTAAGACGCGCCCAGCGCCAAGAGGTGGCGGCGAGCGCTGATCAGGCGGCGCTCAAGGCTGGTGATGGAGCGCTCAGAGTCCTGGCCGAGATTGACGATCGAGCGGCGAGCACCATCCGCTGCAGAGCCAAACCCAGCGGTCTGCAAGCGGAGGCGTAGTGCTACGTTGAGGTCGGCCACTCAGTTTCTCAGCGCTGATAAATTCAGATCGGTGACTGCATGCGCTTCAGCGCACGGTCCAGCACGGCGTTGAATTCAGCCCGGGTGAGGCTGCGTATTCCATGCCGGCTCCACCCGGTGCAAGCCGCTATTTCGACGGATGCCTCTAGGATTGCGCGGGCACCGTCGGTGAGTCTTCCCCCAGCTGTTCGGCCTCATTGAGCGCCTTCTGCAGGATCGCGAAATCGCCGCTGCTCAAGCGCCGAAACATCGCGGATGTGATCGGACCCTCGTAGTTGCCGAGGCGCGTCATGACCTTCGCGGCGAGCGCAGCTTGATAGCCGAGCAGCCGCGAGGTCGGGCACTCCATTTCGGCATCCAACAGATCGCCGACTGACGGCGCCCGCAGCTCGAACTGGTGGTGCGTCACATTGCCGATAGTGATGCCGCGGCGAAACGAGGCGGTGATGGAGTCCATTATCGGATCTCCTCGCAGCTGATGGCACTGAACGTTGCGCTGATTTCACCAGCCGTTTCGTTCAGCGTCGGCACCGCAGAGCTGAAGGCTTTGTCGAGCACGTAGCTCACGCCGTCGTCGCCCTCGAAAAGAATGGTTGCCTCTTCGATCGCCTGAATTTGCTTGAGCGTTGCATCACGTGATTGCGTGATGCGCACCGTCAGCTGCGGGGCCGTCAACTGCTCGGTTGCGCCGTGGATCGTGCGCGACCCGATGACCGGATCGCGCTGAATGCCGCCGGGATTGAGCGTTGCGCCCGGCTTGCTCTGCAACGTAACGCCGTTGACCTTGATGGTCGCGCGGCCAAGTACTCGTGCCATTGTCTCTCCTTACCGCTGGAATTGAATAGTTGCCGCGAGCACGCGGAATGGACTGATTTCGTCCGGCTTCAGTAGGACATCCAAGCGGCTCGGATCGCTCAGGGAAATGTTGGCGACGACGTCACGCTTGAATTGCTCCAGCGCCGTGCCGCCCTCCACCCAGCCCAAGTCCATCCAGGCGAGGTAGAGCGAAATCAGCTCGGACTTGGCGAGTGTTGGCGTCATGACGTTGGCGCCGATGCTGCCGTCCTGACCGAGCTTGTGCCGTGGATATTTCGCGGCGAATCGTGCGCGCAGGCTGTAGCGCTCGTTCTGCAGCAGGGCCACAGTCTCAGCATCGAAATACGAGTCGTCGCGCGTGCCGTATCCATTGAGGCGATACGTAGTCGTGAGGCGCTCGACGCGCACCACGCCGCCAGCATCCACCTTCGTGCTGCTGATGCCCGCGCTGATCAACGTGTTACGCTCATTCCAGCTGAGCGCATCCGGCTCGGCGACGGACAGCAGCGTCGGCAGCGGCAGGTCTTGGATCGGCCGGCCGACGTCGGGCTCAACGGCCCAGAGCATCGCCGCCGGCACCGCGATGGCGTAGTCCGCAGACCAGCTATTGCGTGCGTCTAGCATGATCAGATACGGGTAATTCTGCGCCGCCGCGGCTGCGCTCATGGCCTGAGCATCAGCTAGGCGCAGCGCCGCGAAGACGGCGGAATCAAGCTGTACGGTCGGGCCCCAACGCTCGTCGACGGCCGCACGCATGGCAGCCAGGTTGGCGCCGCCGGTGTATGGAGAGACCATCGTCGGATAGTGCTTGGGGCCGAGCCCGGCCAGAGCCGAGGTGAGATCCGGGTCCACCGTGCCCTCGGTACGCGCGCCGATCGCTACCGTGATCCCGGCCGGCACATCCTCGCCGACGTAGCGATTGATGATGACCGGCAGGCGCCCCGCGGCAACGCCCTTGTTGCGCGCCGTGAGCGTGACCACGCCGGCCGCCGCGCTGGCAGATACCAGGGCATTCGGATCAGCGTTGACCGCCGCCACGGCCGCGGCCGCAACGTCGCTGGGCACATCACCATCGGCAACCGGCACCGAGTAGCGCGCACCGGCGATGTAGAGCGCCAGCTCGCCGGCTTCCGTGCTGGCGCCGCTGAAGGCGATATCGGTCTCGGAGGCTGTTGCGCCAGAGGCGTCGCCGAGCGGCAGAATGTAGACATCCAGACCACTCGGCACTGTGCCGTAAGCGTGGCGTGACATCTCGTGCAGCATCGAGCCGCGGCCGCAGAGCACGGCCACTTCGTCGGCTGATGTCACACGCCGCACAAGGCCCGCGGTTGCCGTACCGGTGCTGAGCATCTGGCCGATGAGCAGCACGGACTGCGGCAGCACCTCCACAGCCGCCGCCGGCTGAGGCGTGGCGAAATCCACATACGGGCCGGGGACGTAGGTCGTTGCGGGGATGGTCATGCGGTCCTCACATTGATTGAATCTTGGGTATAGGTAGTGTATGGATCGCTCGGGCTGCCGATCTCAGCGAATAGAGTCAGCCAGTCCGCCAGAGTGGGATCGATCGCCGCGGCGCTCTGATCCAGCACCTGCCGGAACGTGACCTGCCCGAGCCACACGGCATCGTTGCCGGCCTCGGCGCCAAAGAGGTTGCCCCAGCGCACGTCCGTCGGGCTGGATACGTCCGCGTGGCTATTCAGCTTGCCGCCGTCAATCGCCGCGATCACGCGGCTGATCAGTGCCAGGCCCTGCTGATACGGCGAGCTGGCACGGCCTGATTTGGTGAGCACGTACACGCTCGCTTGCGTCTTGTACTCGCCCTCGCTCTGCTGCGTGTCATCGCCGCCGAGCACGGACACCAACAGGCACGGCGCCTGCAGGCTGTATTTGTCCAGCAGGGATACATCGAACCGGCCCGGCATTTCCTGCACCTTAATCGGCATCGGAAATACGGCCGTGAACGTATCCACCAGCCAGCTGGAGTAGCTGTGTAGATCCATCACCATGCGCTCCGGCCGGTGTATCCGAACGGCGCCGGGGATGATTCCACCACCGGGTCATACGCCGGCCCAGAGGCCGCGGAGACCGAGACATCAGCGCCATCCGATGGCAGCGCCACCGGCAGCGTCTGCCGGCCGTCCTGCAGGCGCTGCAGAGTGGAGACATCCGCCTGGTAAGACGCGCGCAGTGACTCCGAGATTGCATCCGCGCCGGCCGCGAGTGCCAGGCGATAGACCGCGATGCGTGCGGTCATCGCCACCAGCATCGCCGGCACCGGCGCGAATGGCATCACCCGCGCGTAACGCCCGATGAGGTAGGAGTCCACCTCGGTCGTGGCGTCGTCCAGGGCGGTGTCGATGGCGGTTTGATCGAGCACGCCATCGCGGTCGCGATCGGCGATGGTGTAGATCAGGTCGTCTGAGTACCGGCCCTGGATATCGGCGAGTGATGCGTAGCGCATGGCGTCTGGTCAGTGGCTCAGGATCAGTCCAGATACGGGACGACGACGACTTCCACGGCCTTGTACAACACGTTACCGGCGCCGTTGGCGAGCGTGGGTGTGTTGATGAGATTTTCAGCGTCGGCCTGCAGCGACGACGGCACAAACAAGTGCGTGGGCCGAGCGGTGTACGGCCGGCCGGCCTGCTGCGCAGAGCCTGCCGTCTTGACCTGCTGCAGCTTCGTGCGCGCAGCGACGAAGCCGGCGGCATCGAGCGCTGCAGTGGACTTGAGCATGTACTGCCACAGGCCCAGCCCGACGCCGATGCGAGCATCCACCCCATACAGCGCCTTGTTTTTGAGGAATACAATGGAGTCAGTCGCCGCATCAATGCGGCGGAACTGATAGTCCTTTCGCTTCTGGAAAATGACCGGCTTCAGCGCGCCGGCCAAATTCGCCAGATACCACGGCGCACCGGCGCCGCTGCCCGGCACAATCAAATTCGAATAGGTCGCCTTGCCGATCTTGTGATTCGTCGCGAAGAAATTGGAGCCATCATAAGACGGCGTCGTCTCACCGGCTTGGATCAGCGGCCAGATCAGCGTATCCGGGTGGGCCTTGGTGTCAGCACCGAGCGCGCCGACAACGGTTTGGCCAAAATTCAGCGCGCGCCCGTCCTCGATCGTATCGAGATCGAGGCCGATGGTGTTCTCGTAGTGCCGGTTCTTGATGGCGAAGTCGCCGGTTTCCATTCCCTGGATTACGCGTTCACCAATCCACTCGCGGAAGCCGGTGTTTTCGGCGAGCGAACCATACAGCTCGATCAGATTGCTCGACGTGGTGACTGTCGAGAGAACATCCCAATACGAGACCTCCAGGCCGTACTGCTTCTGGAATAGCGCGTTGTAGCCCTGAAAAATCGCAGCCATTAGCTGCGGCGAAATTTTGATGTCAGCCATGTGGCAAGACTCCGATTAGAGGAAGGAAACCCATACGCCGTAGTCGTCCACGTCGGCGATGGTGCCGGCACGTGGGCGCGCACCGGAGGCACTGGTGAGGCCGACGGTCTGATCGTCGATCACGTAGCAGGCCTTGCCGATGTCGCGCTTGCGGAT